AGGATTTATGACAACAGTATCACTCCTGAGACACCTAAGATTCCTGATTTTAAGGTTTCAACCGTGTATTATCAGGTTGAAAACGGTCATGATCGCGATGGATTGGGTTCAGAAGAGAATTATTTCTGGAAAACTGCAAAAGAACGTAAATCTGGCAATGTTGAGATCAATATTGAACCGGAGTTAGGATGAAAACAGACACATTACTAAGAATTTACAAGGCAGTTAGGGTAAAAGTTGAAAAAAAGAGTAAATTTAAGTATCCTCCTCGTCGTAAACACTATAATATACACACATTCGGATGAAAAACGTGAAAAATGCCCATATGGGCGAACATTTACTTGTTGAAGTGTATAATGTACCGTTTGATAAGTTAAATGATGCAAAAAAGATTGAGCAAGTGTGCGAAAGTGCCTGTAAAACAGAGGGTTTACAGGTTCTTAACACTTATATGCACCATTTTGAACCTTATGGGGTGACTTGTACTGTAACTTTAGGTGAAAGTCACCTTTCTTGCCATACTTGGCCTGAAAAAGGGTGTGTTGCAATGGATATTTTCACTTGTGGGTCTAAAAATCCACGTTCAGTAGCATGGTGGTTGCTAAATTATTTTGATTCTGAAGACTATAATATGAATCAGCTAAATAGATAGGTATAAATAGATAAAAATCATCGTTTAATGGCGATTACACGAATATCAAGAGCATTTAAGGATATAAGTCTGTCTTTTAAGAGGCATCCAGTGACGAATGATATTGGTGTACTTAAAAATGAGAATGCAATTAAAAGATCAGTAAGGAATCTTGTTCAAACAATTCCTAATGAGAGATTTTTTAATTCTACACTTGGATCTGATGTTAGAAATAGTTTATTTGAAAATGCACCCGGATTTATAGATTTTGGTACAGCATCAATTATAGAAAGACAAATTCAAACAACTATTGAAAACTTTGAACCAAGAGTTGATAACCTAGAGGTAAATGTTAATCCAAAACCCGATACAAACGAATTTGAGGTTAATGTATTATTCGATATTATTGGTCAAGAGTTCCCAGAACAAGAATTTTCATTCATACTTAAAGCAACAAGATAATGCCAGTTACCAAATTTACTAATCTTGACTTTGATCAGATTAAAACTCAAATAAAAGAATATTTAAGAGCAAATTCAAACTTTACGGACTTTGATTTTGAAGGATCTAACTTCTCAGTTTTAATCGATGCACTGGCATACAATACATACATCTCTGCATTTAACTCAAATCTAGTTGTAAATGAGTCTTTTCTTGATTCTGCTACTCTAAGGGAAAATGTCGTATCTTTGGCAAGAAATATTGGTTATGTACCCCGTTCAAAATCGGCAGCAAGGGCATCAATATCATTTAATGTTACTGCGAATAGCACAAGTTCAGAAATCAAACTACAACCAGGCCTAGTGTGTGTTGGTAGATCAAATGACTCAGATGTGGTGTTTTCTATCTCTGAAGAGATAGTTGCAAGCACAACAGTTACCAGTGGAATTGCAACTGCGTCTTTTGGATCTGCAGTCAATCCAATTGATGTTTTAGAGGGAACATTTTTGACATCACAATTCATTGTTGACGGGTCTCTGGAGCAACGATTTGTATTGGATAACGCAAACATCGATACTTCATCTATCGTCGCTTATGTGGGCACTCCGGGTGTATTAGGAAAGCAATATAAGATGATTGATAACATAGTGGGAATTAGTTCAATATCAGACACATATCTAATTCAAGAGGTTCAAGATGAGAGATATGAACTCTTGTTTGGTGATGGAGTATTTGGTCGAAAACCTGAAAATGGTGCAGTGATCACGGTTCAATACGTTGTTACATCTGGTTCAGAGGGTAATGGGCCAAGTAACTTTAACTTTGCTGGTAATTTCTTAGGTGATAATGGTCAAGTAATCACTCCATCAGTGGTTCCAACAATCAACACGATCTCTGCAGCATCTAATGGGGGTGACATTGAGAGTGTTGACTCGATCAAGTATTTTGCACCTAGACTGTATTCATCACAATACAGAGCGGTTACAGCAAGAGATTATGAATCAATAGTGCAACAAGTATATCCGAATACTGAAAGTGTATCAGTTGTTGGAGGTGAGGAGGTTGATCCACCACAGTTTGGAACAGTGCTAATAACAATTAAACCAAAGAATGGTGAATTCGTATCTGATTTTGATAAAACTCAAATTTTAACGAAGTTGAAAAGTTATTCATTAACGGGTATAAATCAAAAAATAGTTGACTTGCAAGTTCTTTATGTTGAGGTTGAGTCTTTTATATACTATGATACGACAAAGATAAGTGCAGTAAATGATCTTAAAACAAAAATTACATCAGCACTTACCACTTATTCTAAATCAGGTGATGTAAATAAATTTGGTGGTAGATTTAAGTATAGTAAAGTTTTGAATGTTGTTGATAATATTGATAGAGCAATTACCTCAAATATTACACGAGTTAGAATTCGTCGTAATTTAAATGCACTTGTGAATCAATTTGCACAATACGAATTGTGTTTTGGTAATCAATTCAATGTCAAACCAGAAGGATTAAATATTAAGAGCACTGGATTTAGAATACAAGGAACAATTGAAACTGTATTCTTTACTGATATTCCTAATGCAGATAAGTTAACAGGAACTATTTCAATCGTTAGAAAGAATGCAAGTGGTGAAACGATTGTTGTTGTCAAATCAGCTGGAGTGGTTGATTATGTGCATGGTGAAATTAATTTATCGACTATAAATATTATATCTACAGATAAACCAAATAACATTGTTGAAATTCAAGCATTCCCTGAATCAAATGATGTTATTGGATTACAAGATCTTTACTTAGATTTTAACATCCCAAGTAGTCAAATAAATATGGTTAAAGACACGATTACATCAGGAGAACAAATATCTGGTGTTGGTTATAAGGTCACATCAAGTTACTCTAAC